CTACCTATATTTGCACTATCAAGTGCGTCTTGTGCTGCAGGATCTATTTCACCACCTGCTTCATCACCACCCATCATGGCTCCTTGAGTTCCTACGGCTTCACCACTTTGGACTGGGTCGTTACCTTCGGCTTCTATTTGATCCCACCTAAACTTTCTTTTTTGGTCGGCTATTAATTGAAGTCTCATTTTCTTCTTTTCTTCTTCGGTAAACTTAAATACATTATCGTATACCCATTCGGTTGAGGCCATTTTGGAATCAATCATGGATTGTCCAAGAGATTGCTTAGAATTCCACAATTCAATTTTTTCTTCTTCATATATTTTAGATGGATTAGTGAGACTTAAATCAAAATTTACCAAATCTTCATCAGTATATCCTTGAGAATAAAGATGGACTATACCAATCTTTGTCAACTCACTTACAATAATTCTTTGTATTCTTTCAATTGTTCTTGCAAATCTAACATCCTCTGCTGCCAATGTTGCTTTACTACCAAGTGATTCCTCATATCCTAAGAAAGCTTTAGGAACTTTAAGAGCGGCTAATAGTTTGTTTCTTAAATATTCAATATCATCTACTGCTTCATATGTTAAACCTGGCAGTCCTTCTATCTGAGTACCACTATCTCCACCACGGACAGGTAGGAAGAAATCTTCGGTAAGATTTTGTATATTGTATCTTAAATTATAATCACCAGTATCCTTATCAATTACAGGTGCCTTTTTCATCTTGCTGATTATCTTTTGCATAAAGTTTTCTACTTCTGCTGGTGGTATGTTTCCAATATCAATCTTGAACACTCTCTTTTCAGGTGCTCTCATGATTCTATGTATCAACATAGCATCTTCCATAAGTGAGAGTTGTTTCCAAATCTTCCTTCCACCCTCAATCATACCCTTACCATACGGTACAAAATTACTATCACCTAATAATCTAAAGTGTGCTATTTCATAATTCTCAAATTCTTTTTCAGTTCTATTATATGAATGTCTGTTGTCTCCATCTTCTACTGAGAATTTAACTTCATAAGGATTTGCCGGATCCATCCCTTCAATACGAGTAACATCGTATGCAGATAAAGGTGTAACATTTGTAACTCCATACTTATCTTTGACATCAAGATACAAGTAAAAATCACCATACTTACAAAGATTTCTTACCCATGGCCATAGATTGAATTCTACATTTAAAATGTCATAATATAAATTTCTCAAAATATCATGTATGTTTTCATTATCAGATTGTATCGTTAATACATCTCCATATTCAGACCTCATCGTAGATTCATCTGCATAAATATCGAGTGCCGAAGATACAATAGCATCATTATCCATTTCTTCGTAGTCTCGGAATAAACCAATTCTCTGTGATTGAAAAGAAATCTGTTGAGATTTTCCGTAACCACCAGATGCTAAATTACTATATAATCTTGAATATCTATCAACAAGATTATCCTTCGACATCTGTTGAACTTTATTTGTATCGGCAATCTTTAATTTTCTTCCACCTGCATGTCTTACAATTACATTTGTGGAGAATAATCTTCTAAGTCTTGCCCTTAATTTGGATTCTGCCATTTTATCCTCTTACTTTATTAACCAAGTTAAATCTTCTTTTTGGTCACCAACATCCATTGACCACCCTTCGGCCTTTTCGTTACTTGGTGTATAGACTGCTTCATAGTCTAACATTTTACTTAATACATTTTTTTGTAGAGCTATACCTTCAGCTTTTAATCTAAGTGCGGTATCTCTTACCCAAAGTCCGATGGCTAAACTCATAACTAAATCATCATTGTATCCAACCATTGCTTCGGCACGATTGTTGTTATATATAAATACAAACAACTCATCTATTAAACGAGAAGATTTAGCAATTACTAACTTCTCTCTAAAATACTCCTCAAGTTTTGCTATCACCAACGGTCTTGTCTTTTGTGTCATACTAAATCCAGGTACCATTTGTTTCTCTGAATTTCTATACCTATTAGAAATCTGCCGTTGTACATCTACATAATGTAAATCTTTTGATGTGTAAAATAAATTATCGTAATCTCTATCGATTACCGCCTGAATAGCTGCCCATCCAATACTTGAATTCTCAATCACAAGTAATGCATTATTAAACTCCATGGCAGTATTCATACATAAATTACCAAAATCTTTTGTTGATATCTTGCCACGATACTCTGCAACTTGCGTCATGGTTTCCACTTCAATTACATGAAATGCTGAAAAATCTTGGCCGTCTCCACGAGCAACATCAGCTGCAACTACATAATCTTTATTGTAGTTTGGTGGTTCCCAAATCCACAAATTACTATCAATTCCTCTCTTTTCAAGAGGTTCACAAATTAATTTATTTTTATACTCTTCTAAAATTCTTGGGTCAATCACACCTTGACCTGAAGTGATGAAGTCACAATCACATTCTTGTGCAGCTCCACTTGGCCCTAATAACTTGTCTTGTTCATCTCTCCACTTTTGTTCTCTTTCAGGATGTACAGTCCAATGAAGCTTAATCATGTTCCAATCATTACTTCCTTCTTCTGCACCTACCCAAGTCTTATGAAACCAATTACCAACACCATTTGGTGTGGATAATGCTATACATTGACCACCAGTTGATAATGTACTTTGTGCAGCAGTCCATATTGTATTAATTTTATCGATGAATGCTGCCTCATCAATGACCAATAAAGATAGTGCCTCTGAACGACCTGCATCTTCCGTACTTGATATTGCCTTTACTTGGGAACCATTCGAGTATCTTAATGAGAGTTTATTATCCTCAACACAACTCGACCTTACCCAACTCGGTAGGTTTGCGTGCATCACTCGAATTTTTGTAACTAAATTTTTAGCGGTATCTTGTTTGGTTGCAATTACCAATATGTTCTTATCAGTTTGAAATGTCATCATCCACAATGAGTATCCAGCAGTCAATGTTGATATACCCAGCTGACGAGCCTTCAATATGATATTGTAGTTGTGATTTTTAAAATCTTTTATTGATGCTTCTTGGAATGGATATAAAGCAAAAGGAACTTTACCTTTAAGTGGGTGTTGAATTACCGCATACTTTTTTAGGAAGTATACTGGATCTTGTGCACACTTTAGATATTCCTTTTTTATTACTTCTTTTATATCAGACATATATTAATATAATACAAATCCGGTAGAACTGCCCGTAATATGTTGAACACCAATCTCGTATACAGTTTTTGTATTTAAATCAGATGCTGCTATTGAGCTACCTGCAGTTGGTTTTATGATACCCGTACCTGCTGATGTAATTATGAATCCACTTGAACCTGCCTTTGAACCTGTGAAGTAATTATCACCGGCAGCAAAAGCATCAACTCTACTGAATTTAGCATCATCTACTATGTTTGGTTTTGCTCTTCCTACAAGTCCACCTGGATTGGTTGGATTTGTTGCCATTGTTCTCTCCTACTTTGAAAATTTTCTCAAAAATTTGACAGCATCATCGATATCTTCTTTATCAAATACCTCTGTCATTTTTTTGATTTCATTTTTCGTTCTTGTTAATTTCCTTTTAGCGTTAGCTATCGTTTTTTTATTTGCCTTCGGTATCTTTCTAGCTATTAATCTATCTAAATCTTTTTGTAATTGTTCTTTTTCTGAGTTAACCTTATCAATTACTTCTTTCAATTTTAAAATTTCATCAGGTGTTTTATGAAATAATGATTTTATCCAATTTATAATCATCCTATAATCTCCATCATTTTTTTATATTGTGATTCCATTTTTTTAGTTTTACTTGGTTCATTAAATTCACTATCATCATCTTTTTTGTATTTACCATATCCGTCATCATCACGAGTAATTTTCTCTTGAACCTTCTTCATCATTCTAAAATTTACTACCTTTCTTCCGTTTATGGTAGGCATCCCATGTTCGTCTTTACCAATTTTTTTAACTTTAATTTTTTTATTTTTAAATCTACCACCTAAAATCACATCACCAATATTTACATCTAAAGTAATTGCCATTAGTCTTCTCTCCAACTTATCATTAAGTTTTGACCATCGAGTTTTTCGGTCACATTATCTTCACGACTCAATTTACCACCCAATCCATTTTCAATAATTTTCTTTAAATCACCGAATGTTAAATCCTTGTCGTCAAATGGATGTGCCATGTGTCCGTAAGCACCACCTTCATTTAGGAGTTCTTTCCGAACCACATCATCCCACCATTCTTTTGTTAAAGGTTTATTTTTCTTCATAGTCATAAATATCTAATCTTCTATACTTTCAAGTTCTTCTTGGGTCTCGACCTTCATTTTTTCAAATTCTTCCATGGCTTCTGTAGCCATTTGATTAATTTTCTCTACATCAACATCCCATTTTTCCCTTTCTAACTCGATATCCTTTACTCCAACTGAATTATGAACTTCTATGGGTTTAACAGATTGTACTCTCCAGTCTTCTACACCTTGTGTTTGTTCTTCTATCCAGGATAGTTTGTTTTTTAAAATTTTTCTTCTTTCCCAAGATTTATATTTTCCTTCGAGTCGAAGTTTATTTTCAAATTTAATCTGACAATCAAAACAATGCTCATATAATCTGTACATTTTATCATCAAGTCTTTTTTTCATTATTTTTTTACACGAAGGACAAAACCAAGGCGTTCTAGCTTCTTTTAATGCCTCAGAACGATTATTTTTTTCCTCTCTTTCAAGTTTGACTTGTTCTTGTCTTTTTTTCTTTTCGTCCAAATCTTCCATTTGAACATAAATTTTCTTCTCAACCTTACCACCTCGGGCGACACGACTAATATTTTTTATTTGTCGTTCTCGTTCTCGATGATTTGTTGATAATATACTATCTCCCATAACCTACTCCTAAAATGTCATTAAACCAGTAATCTGATTGATTGGTGCAAATGCTCCAGTAAATTTGTATGTCTTTCCCTTGTATTTAAAAACAATACCTTCACTTGGAACGATGGCATTCAATCCACCAATAGCATTTAATCGGTCTAATTGTATTTTTAATCTGTTTAATTTTTTCAAATCTTTTTTACTTCTCACATCTTTGATTGCGGCGTCAAGTCTTTTCTTGATACCTTGAACGGCTGCATCAGGTGATGCTGCTAACCAACCACTTACATTCTTCATTATTTCAGCACCAACATCAAAGAATAACACTTCAAATGGTTTCATATTTTCCTTGACCATTCTAGCTTGGTCTTGCTTGTCTGTGGTCAATACCCAATCTAAAAACTTAGGTTGGTCTTTAAAATCCTTTCTAATCTGTGGTATCTTATAACTCTTATCAAAGAATGCCCATCTCTTAGTTAATTTCTTTAATTTTGTGGCTGGTACTGTAAATCCAAATTGTTTTCCCGCGTTAAATATGAATTCCTCCCAATAACTTTGATGATACTTACCTAATGTGTCGTTATCCTTTAAACCATATTCCTTCTGTAATTTATTTAATCTACCTAAGTATTGTCTTTTTTTTGTACCAAAATTTTGTGTTTTAGGAACTGTTAAAAAGTTTGGTTTTCCAATATTATACTTTTTCTGTACATTTTGATTGACTTGTTTAATCATCCCAGCTAACATCCTAGCACTACCTTTAACTTCACCCACCACATTTCCATCATCATCGTATTCAAGTGCTCCATGAAATACTATTTCAGCTTTATCATAATCGATAACATTAGCTGACTTGGGCCACATAACTTCTAAATTCATAAAGGCCTTTCCATTCATAAAAATCTTATCTCTTTGTTTTACACTTAGAGATTTGATGGCTCTCTGTAAGTCTTCCATGGCAAATACGAAAGCGTCTGATATATCACCACGACCTTTAAACTTTGATTTCATACCATTTAAATCAAGTGCTGTTTCACCCTTGTTTTTTAAATGACCTTTATTTCTAGCAGCTATTAATTTACCCTCTTTGATTAATTTACCTTCATCCACTTTATTAAGTGAACTAAGTGATTTTTTCTTGATTGCCTTTTTAACATCTAACTTATTAACTGATGGTTTTGTCTGTTTAATTTTAACTCTCTTTTTACTTGCATCTTTCTCATTGGTATCATCTTCATACATGAACTTTATGATTTTCCAACCTAATGCCTTATTGATTACCTCTTGTCTTTTTTGATATTTTGGAAATGGGTTATCAACACTTGCTGTATTTTTTCTATGTTGATTAATAGTTCTTCCATATGTTACGGTTGTCGTATCAACTTCACTTGCACCTTGTTCTCTTAAATCTAAATCAAATAATGGATCTTTTGCTCCACCACCTAACATATAATTGACCAACTCCCATCCATGCTGTTCTGCCCATAAAGGTGTAATTCTTTTGTAATCACCAAAATCATTGAAAAAATCATACATACCTTCATCTGATATTTGAGGTATACTTGTAGCAATACCAGAAGATTCTTTAATTATTTTAGCTATATCGTTTTCAATTACAAATTTTTCATATACCTCATATAACTTTTTAAACTTATTGGTCATCATTTGATACACTCCTTTATCGAAGTATCCAAATGCCTGCTTGAATAACTTTGGCCTTTCGTTATCTTCAATTTTAGGTGAACCCAATAAATCTCTCATCACGGTTCCACTTACTTCTTTACCACCAACTTTCACCGAAACATGAGGTGCGGTCATAAAGTATCCATGTTCTTCATAACCTTTAAGATTTCTTTTATTTTTCTTATAATTTTGAAAGTATGCCGGTGAACCATCTTTCTTTTTTCCACCACTCAATCTACCAGCATCTTTTTCTCCAAATATATATATCACAGCCGTGGTCTTAGAATCGTATTTTTTTAGCACTTCCTCGGCCTTCAATGGTGATTTAGCCTTAACAATACGATTTTTTGGAACCCCCATCTTTGTCATGTGTCTGACTTTCTCACTAAAGTTCATCGGATGTCTTGGTGGTTTCTTTATGTTGGATGTGGTGATGTAGGCGTCATCTACCTTTGATTTTAACCATTTATATGTTTTAAAATGATGAGGCCCGAATGGTTGATATCTACCACCATAAATCCCAACTACCTTTTTAATTTTTGGTCTATCTTCTTCAGGTAGTAAATCTCTTACAATTGATTCAACTAATTTTTTCATTTTCTTCCACCTATGTCCATAGTTTGTGAGAACTTTTTGAGTTTTGGAAATGCTCTGAACTTACTTAATTTATCTTGTTTAGTCCACTTCATCTTATCAAAAACTTTCATTCTCATGTGTTCTTTGACTATGTAATAAATATCAAGAACATTACCTCCCATCGATTTTATCCACTTTTTATACTTCAACACGAGTTTAGCCGACACCTTTTCGTGTCCATAATGTGTCCAAAATCCTTTCTTGGGATGTAGTTTTGCTGTCTTGTCCTTTCCTATATCATGAAATAATGCAGCAAGTGCGAAATCTATATCACCAGTTCTTAATGCTCTATTAGTTACGGCTATGGTGTGTTTCAATACATTTCCTTCAGGATGTTTATCTCGTCTTTGGTCATAATTCTTGAGATTATACACTCTCTTTTTTAAATCAATAGGAAGAGCATTATAAATGTCTTTAAATTTCTTTGGTTTCTTTCTGACTGCTATTTCTTTCACTTTTTTCTTTTTCTTCTTCTTTTTGACATCAGGATTATAATATCTGTGTTCACCATCTTTTTGTATCGCCGGTACAGGTGCCTGATTTCTAATATAATTAGGATAGTTAGTCATCTCACCTAAACCTGCCATTCCTATGAGTGCCATTGTTTTATCTCTTACATTGTCTCTTGCGTATTTTTTTTGAACAATCTTATAGTATTTTTTGAGTATTTTGGATGCTTCTCTAGCACTTTGTCCATACTTGATGAGAAGTTTATATATTCTTTTTGCCTCAAGGTCTATTTTTTCATTAATGTATGCGTCAAACTCCTTTTTCTGTATGGCCTTTCCAATATCCTTTCCCTTTAGGTCAGGTGATACATCACTACCCTTTATTGATAAATCAAAATTAACTAATTTCTTAAAATTCTCTCCTATATATTTACCCCACTTAATGATTTGTTTATCACTAAGAGTAGTCTTTTCTTGGAACTTCTTAATCATGAATATATTTTGAGGCTTAAATGATTGTAATGCATTTAAGAACTGAATATCAACTATCTCTTGATTGGTATAGGATAACCCATTTAATTTCCTTATGGAATTTACATCATTTTTTCGTAAAATCCAAGCTAAAAATAAAATATAATCATTTTCATTTATGTATGGAACTTTAACTTGAAATCTTGGAAGTATCTGTTTTGTAAATCCTAACTCATCGGCGAGCTGTAAATACTTCTTGGTTGATTTTGCCTTCTTGATTGACTTAACAAACTCATCCCTAATTCTTTCATTACTCACACCCTTGAGACTTGGATTCTGTCTAAGAGCATTTTCAGTTTCCCTACCTAATTTACCACCGAGTGCACCTTGAAATCTCAATGCTCTCATCTTTCTCAATGGGTCTTCATCAAACCTTTCAACAGCATTTCCAACGGTTCGAATCTTCTTCTTTTTTAAATCTTCAATACCACCGACCAAGTCTA